CCACGGGCAGAAAAACTACCGCCATCATCCGCATCCGGGTACATTTTTCTAAAGTTTTCTTTAGCCATGACTACGGTAACAAGGCATTTTTCTGCATCCGAACCATCCGGGGCAGTTGAATTAGGGTCAAAATATACGGTAAATGGGTTATCAATTGGTTTGATGTAGATTTCTTGATCAAACGAATCAGGGCGTACATAGTCCGTAGTTACACGCCAATAGCCCCATCCCATACGTACCGCAAAGTCAAACGCCGTGTCATATGCATGATCGGCATTGGAATTAACCTCAACGTGCCGGCATATCCCAGTAATCATTTGGGCCATCTTGGCATCGGTTTCATTATTCATGCCCTGGCACTTAATCCGTGGGCGTTGCTGGCGTTGCTGGTTACAAATCTGTCTTACATACGCATCAACTTTATTGATGGTTAGGCATGGCCTGGCTTCTAGGTTACGGCTATTTTGGATTTCTACTGGCCATTGATCACCAGCGGCAAACTTTACGTCATCTAGGGCTTCTGCACGATTAGTAGTATCAGCTTCAGCGGCTTGCCGTAAGAATTCAATTGCTTCTGAAATCCGGGGATCACCGTCTAAATCGCCGTAATATTTTTTTTCATCGTAGTTGTCAGCCATATTTATCCCATCCAGCCTACTGAAGCCCTTTGATTAGCCCGTTTTGGCTGGGCTTTTCTAGGTTCATTAATCATTAAACCAATGTACCGGAAGGCATCGGCCCCGTGCGAATATTCATCATGTAGTGGCTTGGCACTAAACATTTTCGTATCAGGGTCAACGTCATACCGATAGTGTCTAAGGCATTGTAAGCCTTCTTCAGTATTTTGCCTATCAAAATAGCATTTATTAAAAATGGTCCTGGCCGCATTAATACTGTCTGCAACTGGCACCCGGTCCAAGATTTGTACCTTCATTCCGGTGGCCCGTACTATTTCTTCAATTGATTTGCCGGTGCCCAGGGATTTGGCTTTTGCATCATGCGGTAGCCATATGGTGTCATACACGTAACCAAACGATTGAAGCTTGGCCATGTAATAACTTATGGTTTGCTGACTATCTTCAAAATAACGCAATAACCTGGTTTCTTGGCCAACAAATTGCAGTAGCCACACGGCCGTTTGGTCTGCCCACCCAAGGTCAAAAACCGCATGGACCATTTTTGTTGCATCGTATGGCACATTGCATATACGGCCCTCTAATTCAGCCATAGTGACTTCTTTAGCAAATATGGCACCATCTACCGTTTGACGTGGAATTCCTTCCCAAACGTTGTTATATGCTTCTAAATCCCTACCTTGAAGGGCACGGCGTTCTAAATCCAATACTTCCGGAAACCAAGGGTTATCGTTCCAATTAATCTTTTGAATTACTGAATTTTCCGGTGGATTCATAACGAACCGTTTCCAGGTTTCATCCGTGGGCAGTTCAGGGTTAAAGCTAATCCATATTTCGCTATTCGCCTTACGGATAGTAGGCACCAGGACGTTCCAGCTATTGGGGCTTACAGATTGTGCTTCTTCTACCCAGCAAATATCAATGCCTTCAATGGATTTAACGTTGTTTGTATTGTTTTTTACGCCTACAAATATAAATTCTGTACCGTTGATGCCCCTAATGGTGCGGTCAGTAATTTCATAGTGGGCTTCTATTTCCAAAGCAAAAATTTGATCGCATAGCAGTTTATGAACCGAATCTTTAATACTAGTTTGGAATTCACGGGCGCATAGTACCCGTATTGGGTTTTCGCATCCCTTTAGCAATAATGCCCTGGCTATGTTCCAAGATTTACTGCCGCCCCGTCCACCATACAAAACACGGTAACGGGCGTTGGCCGGTTCAAATAAGCATTTAAGTTTTGCCGGGAACCGTGCCTTGGCTTTAGCTTCCTGAATCGTTGCCATTAGGTTCTTCAAAAGTTAATACAAAACCAGCCTTTAATTGTGTTCCATCAGGGCCTTGTATTTCCTGAACGGCTACTGGTTTGCCATCCATCCTATCAATTATTTCTTTTACTGCCCAGGGTTCACCATCAATAGCGGCATCTACTAGCTTTTCACTAACCTGGCGTAATTTCAATTGGTCATTCTGTACCAGTACCCTACGCAATTGATCATAGAATAGCTTCCCCTTCTTGGCATTTTCATTGCCTTCAGGGGCACCACCCTTATTAGTTGAATCAACTGGTAATGTCATGATTTGTAAAGCCTTCTTTACTCTGCCGTAGCTGGTTCTTCAGCTTTCTTAACGATTGTAATATCGTTAGGGTTAAAACCTTCTACTGGCTTGTTTTTAGCTATCCATTGCTCATTAGCACTTGCTAATAGTTTGTTATGCAGTTCTTCAACAAGTTCCATTGGTAGCTTCTTTAGGCCGGCCAAGATTAGTTGTACGTCTTTAACTTCAATATCTGCAAAAGTGATCATTTTTTACCTTTCGTTGTTGGTTTCTTTGCCGCTTCACGTTTAACTGAATATGCAATCGCTACTGCCTGGTCAGGCTTTTTACCGGCCTTGATTTCAGCTTTCACGTTTTCTTTAAATGCTTTAGGGCTTGTGCTTTTAGTTAATGGCATAGTGGTCTTTCGTGTTGTGGCCTTCTTTACTTGGGGCCGGGGTTTAGGTTTTGCAATAGGTTTGGGCGGCTCTACTGGCTCAAATACGTTCATCATCCATTCCATTAGCCGCTTAAACATTAGCAGTTCCAGTTCTTTAAGCTTGCTTTAGCCCGTTCTGCTGGTCCTTTAGCGTTCTTAACTACGCCTTCCATCCTGGCGCAGAATGATGCTTTACGCCCTTTATCCTTTTCCGTCTTGGGATTAGGTGCTGGGGGCTTTAAATTAGCATCGTTTTTACGGTTGTATTCAGCACGGCCTTTAGCGGTCATGCCGGCACCTTTATCCGTAGGATTGTAGGTTTTATCTTTACCGGTAGTTTTATGGGCAATTGGCTTATCGTGTTTTTTAGTGGCCATGATTACTTCTTCTTTGCAGTCTTGGCAGAATCTTTAAAAGCTTGTGCAGTTGGTGCGCCTTTGCTACCAGGGCTACGCATCCGTTCTACTTTACCGCCAGCTTCTTTTTGCTTTTCGATCCGTTCTTGCTTTTTATGAATATTGGCATACAAGCCAGGTTTAGTTGCCATTTTAAGTTCCTTGGTTAGTTACAAAGCATACGTCTTGCCATGACATTATCAGATAACGTTCATTGTTAGTAAAGTATTCTTGATATTTTAGGTATTCATCGTTACCCATCGTGCCAAATCTGACGTGTTGGCCTACTTCTACCGGCATTGCTTCCCGGCGGCCTTTAACCTTCTTGCCAGGGCCTACGGCTACTACCGTGCCCATGTTATCCACCTCTTTGTTTTCAACAATAATGGTGGTGCTTAAAATGCGCTTATCCGGGCGAACAACTATTTTGTTCCCCAGGGGTTTTAATATAAAATCAACATCAGCCATTGCAACTACTCCGATTGGTTGTATTTGGTTAGAAAGGCCCTAGTTTGCCTTCACGTGCTAGGGCTTTTCGCTTTATCCCATGTTGTCATTCATGTGTTGCTTGCTATTGAACTTAAATTCAGTACCAATATCATCAGCACTACTTTTCAACATATTAGTTGGAACTGGTTTAGCCAAAATAGCATCTGCGGCTGGTGTTGCCGTTTTTGCCGCCGGTTTAACGGCTGGCCTTGCAGAACTTAAAGCTTTTCTGCGTTCCAAATAATCTTCCATTTTGACCATTTCCAGCAAATCCATAGATTTACTGCCCTTGGGGTTTAGATCAGCGGTAAATGGCATGATTAGTCGCAGTTTTGGTAGCAATCACGGGTATGCGTATAGCAGATACCAGCGGTACGGCCTGTGTTGAACTGTTTGTCAGCACCGGTCATATCTTCTTTACCCATTGCTACGCCATTAACAATCTTACCGTGGCGTTCGCCAGTAGAATCGGAAGCATCAACGCCTTTAGGTGCAGTTGCGCCAGTTGTGGAAGGTACGCCCTTCATTGAATCCATTTTGCCCATGATTAGTTCTCCTATGTGATGGGGTAATACAAACTACATTTTCGTCTATTTTACTACCTTGTCAATTATTTTTTAATCTTCATCGTCCATCAGTAAAGGTGCCGGGGCTAAACCTATGCCGCTAAACAATGGTTGACCTTTTTCCTTAATGTCTTTTTTAGCTATATCGGATAAATCAAAATAATGCACTTCTTCATATTGATTTTTTAATGCTTGATTGTAAGCATCAGAATCTACGCCATAAGTGCGCCCAGCATTTTGTTTAATTATGTCTATTTGATCTTGTGAATTAATTGGTAAATTAGCTTTTTTAACGCCAATACCGTACTTTTTGCCATATTTATTAATGTAGTCCGGTAGGATTTTGTCGTAAAAGCCTTTCATGCCTTCGCCGCCTACGTCCATTTCAAGCCCTTTAAGTTCACGCCCTTCAAATACATTGGGGTTGCCGTGGGCAATGCCTTCCGGCCTGTGCAAACTGGTTGGACTTTGTTCTAAAAGTCTTTTGGCTGGTTCTTTTCCAATTAAATCCGGCAGTTCATCTTCATTTACGGCTTTTCTAATAACGTTGTTGCCATCTTTCCAGGCTTGCAAAACATACTGCTTATCAC